GACACAGATAGAACATCTATGTCTTTACAGTTCTGGCACTACGAGGTGCTAGAAGAAGCACAATAAAATAAGTATTTTATACAGGAGAAAAATAAAAATGACTAACACAAACAAGAAATTTGTCGCAATTGATGCATCAGTATTGGGTATTAAGAAGCCAGTTATGGTATTAGAATCTAACCGAAATCACCTACGTGCCACACGTATGCAAATCGCATTAGGTGGACTGAGCGACGCAAAATATGACGACGACTATGAAGGTATGCTGCAAGCATATGATGAAACAATTGAAAAAGAAGTAAAATTCTTATCAGATACACTAGGATTAACTGATAAACAAATTGATTCAGTATATGATTTGGACCAAGATGATACGGTTAATTTAATTATGCAGGTAATTGGTAAAATCATGCATATTCCTATGGATGATATTGAAGAAGAGTCTGAACCAGAAGACCAGACAACAAAAGAAAGCTAAAATAAATGTAGAATAGGTTATTGATTTTATCCTATTTTATATGTACATATTTTGATACAATAGAAGGGGATTTTATGGCAAAAGCAATTGGGAATATGGTCATGCACATGACCGTTGATGATAGTAAAGTAACACCTACTATCAACACAATGAAACAACAACTTAGAGACCTAAATGCAACTTGGCGAGCCAATGTCGAAGCAGCAAAGGCTGCTGGTGACTCACAAGAGGCGGCTCGCGCTAAGGCCGAGGGATTAGCTTTAGCCATGTCAAAGCAGAAAGAAATCCTTGACTCAATGAACACCATTATGCGTAATACTGGTGAGAGAACAGATGCGAATGCCTTGGCCTATGATAAAATGGCTTCTAGTATAGGCAGAGCAGAAGCACAATATAAAAACCTAAGCAATCAAGAGCAAGCTGCTTTGGTTATTCTAGATAAGCAAGAAACTGGAATAGATGAATTAAATCGCTCCATCAAAGCTAATGATGACCTAACTCAAACCCAAATAAAATCTTTAAAGCAACAGGGTGATGAATTAGGAGCCAATGAGTTAAAAGTTCAATCTTTAAAAGATAAACAACAATCTCTAAATGAAGTTCAAGAAAAAGAAGAACAGATTCTTAATAACATTGTAGCTCGTTCAGGAGAAGGAAGTAGAGCATATACAGAGCAAGCTGCCGCGGTACAGAGAGCTAAAAATGCCATTTCTGAAAATACAGCAGAAATTGGTAAATATAATCAAAAAATAAACCAGACTGAGAATAACTTAAAAGAATTAAAATCTGATTATAGTTCATTAAAAGCTGCTCAAGATTCAAATATAACTAGGCTCAGGGCTGAAGGTAAGGCCAATGAAGCCAATGTAGCCGATATTAATAAGTTAAGAGATGCTTATGCTAATTTGACTAAACAATATCAACTCCAGAATGAAAAAATGAGTGGGATGCGTGTTGGTTCTAATGGATATCAGGAAGCATACATAGAAGCCAACAAAACTGCTACAGAGATGGCAAGAGTTTCTAAGCAAGCACTAGCCACTCAAAAAGATATTAATAATATGAATCCCTATGGAATTTCCAAAATAGGGACAGCATTTAATGATGTCGCAAACGCTGGCACTAAAATGCAGAGTAAGGTGGTTGGAGCTTATCAAGCAATTCGTCGTAATGCTGCAACAATTGCCTTAACGGTTGGCGTGGCTGGCGCTGCATTATTAAAAGGTGCTCAAACGGCAACTGATATCCAAAACTCATATGTTAAGACAAACAATTTGCTGGTGACTGGTGGAGAGAGTGTAAAAGCTACTACAGACCAAGTATCACAAATGCAAAAAGATGGTGCAAAATATGCGACACAATATGGGTATTCACAACAAAGCATCGCAGACGGATATCAAGAATTAGTTAAACGTGGCTATGATGGAGCACAGTCGATTGGCTCAATGAAGAGTTTAATGCAAGCTGCTAGAGCGACTGGTGATGACTATGGTGATGTTGTTCGTAACACTACTACAGCTCTGGAAAACTTCAATCTGCGTTCTAATGATACTGCCACAATGATGGAGAATACCAAATCAGTCACAAACATGATGGCCTATGCTGCTGATATGACTGCCACCGATTTCCAGTCACTTGGTAAAGCCATGGAATATGTCGGTACTAGTGCTTATCAAAGCGGATTTAGTTTATCTGAAACATCTTCTGCCATAGGAATTTTGTCGAACAACGGTCTTGAAGCTGATAAAGCTGGTACTGGTCTCCGAAAAGCCATTTCATCTTTACAGGCTCCTTCTAAAACTGCAGCTGGTGCATTGGCTGAATTAGGGCTATCGACGAAAGATTTCATTGGACAAGATGGGAAAATGAAGTCAATGACTGATATTTTTACCTTACTACAGGAGAAATCGAAGTCACTGCCACAATCAGAACAAGGTACAATTTTCCATAATCTTTTTGGTGCCACTGGCCAAATGGCTGGAACAATTTTAACCAATAATGCGCAAGCATTGGGAGAGTTGAATCAAAAAGTTGAAGATTCAGCAAATGGACAAGGGTATGTTGCAACTCTTGCCCAGAAAAACATGCAAACGACTAAGGCTAGATTAGAACAATTACAAGCAATCCTAGAAAAAGTTGCTATGTCAATTGGTGCTGCTATGTTACCAGCACTGGACGAAGCCGCTAAAAAGATGGAGAAGGCCTTCAACTCCAAAGAGGGCCAAGAGGCACTAAAAAACACCTCTAAAGCAATCGGACAAATCACAGAAAATGCTGTCAAGCTTTTTGAATTCTTAGGAAATCATATGTCCGAACTTGAAACATTTGGAAAAGTAATGTTAGCAATTTGGGTTGTTGATAAAGTTGGTAAATATGTATCTGGTATTAAAAATGCTATAGCGGTAACAAAGGACTTAATCAATACAACTAAAACCTTTGCTGGGCTTAATGCCTTTTCTGGTGGTGGTGGGACAATAGGTCCATCCACTGGTAAAGCTACCACCAAGATAGCTAATGGAGCAGAGTCAGCTGTTTCAAGTGGAATTGGAATGTCTAGCAATTCAGGCATGATGACTAGAACTGGAAACCTTGCAAAATCAATGGAGGTAACAGAGTCTAGAGCGTTATCTATGACTAAGACATTTGGTCGTATGAATCTTGCTCTAGCAGCTGTTGCATCTGCCACTGATTTAATTGGAATGACATCAAAAACTGTTGGCGCTAAGATTGGTGAGTCAGTTGGAAATCTAAGTGGAACCTTAGCTGGAGGTGCACTTGGTGCTAAGATTGGTTTAGCACTCGGAGGACCTATTGGAGCTGGTATTGGTACTGCTATAGGTGGTGGTCTTGGAGCATTTGCGGGTACAGCATTAGGTAAAAAAATTGGTAAAGCTATACAAAAAGGTCTGGACCAACCAAAGCCTAAAATTCACATCATAAAACCAACCAAAGAAGAAACAAAAATATCATTATCCATTGATGACCAAAAGATTCATAAGCAGACTAAAGACTTATTTAAAACCTTCAATAAAAATTTTGATGTATCTTTTGTTGTTGATTCTAAGTCAGCCGATGCTACCAAGAAAAAGAATGATAGTGTTATTGACCAAATGCAAAAAAAGGTTGATGGCTATTATGATAATAAAGAGAAACAAACCACAAAAGACTTAGCTGGTTTAATCAAAAGTGGCAATTTAACAGTAGCAGAAGCGCAAAAAATAGCTGACAACGTCAATAAAAAAGATGATGAAGGTCGTAAACAAAAGAAAAAATCTCTTGACCAAATGCGTCAAGATAATGCTGACTATGCTCAAAAAGTAAAAGATATTAATAATGATTCATCTTTGTCTGAAGCTGATAGGCAGAAGAAGTTGGATAAACTTCATAAGGTTTATGTTAACAAATTTGCCCACGATGAAATTACGATGAATGCTTCTAATACTGGAAGTATAACAAAGGCCGCAAATGACCAAGCAAGTATCTTACAACAGCTTATATCAAAGCGAGGTAAGATGAATCTATCTAGTATTGAGGCTACCAAAAAAAGCGCCAATAAGGAATATAATGCTGCTGTAAAACCTGCTAGAGATGCTAAAGATGATATAATTGATTCTGCAAAAAAGAAATACAAAGGCGTATTAAAATATGCCGAAAAAGAAAAAGAAGCTGGTACTATTTCCAGTAAAACCTATGAAAAAATAAAAAAGAACGCTAAAAAGCAGAAAAAAGATACCACAGATGCTGCCAGAGAACAATATAAAGAAATTACATCTGATGCAAGAAAGCAACATGATGGTGTCGTTAAAGAACTAAATCAACAATACAAAGATGCCAAGAAACTTAGTGGAAGACAAAAAACTGGTCTAGGAAAAGATGCCTCAGAACAACGCAATGTTGTAACGGGTCATATGACTAAACAAGCTAATAGCCTCATTGAGCAAGGAAAAAAGCAAAAAGAACAAGTCTCAAAACACTCCAAAGAACAGAAGGATAAAACCTCTAGCGATGCAAAGCTTCAACAGAAAGAGGTCAATAAGTTCGGTACGATACAAAAAGACCAACTATCAACTGCCATGGAGCAACAGCGTAAAAATGTATCTGACTCTGCCGACAAACAAAATAAACATGTTTCTGATGGTTTCTCAACTTTCTGGGAAGGTTTAAAGAAAATTGCGAGTGTAGGTTTAGGCCATGTAACTTCGCCAATTAACGTGGGAATAGATGCAATTGATGGATTAGTACATGCATTTGGTGGTCCTAAACATGCTATTCCTAAGTTACCTACGAAATTCGCTAGTGGAACTGGTTTAATGGGTAGCTTTAGACGGCCAATATTGACTCCCACATTAGCAATGCTAAATGACGGTAATGATTCACCAGAAACAGGTAACAAAGAGATGATTATCCATCCTAATGGACAATCTGAAGTGGTCACAGGAACCAATGTCATTAGACATTTGGACCCAGGAACAGAAATTCTGAATGCTACCGAAACAAAGATGTTACATCAAATGCAAGGTATACCTCATTTTGCTAATGGAACTGGATTCTTTGGTAAAATCTGGGATGGTATTAAAGATGGTGCCTCAAAGTTTACTAAAATGTTTTCATTCATCACTGATGCAGTTTCCAATCCAGTAAAAACCCTAAAAGATACATTTAGTCCATCTAGAGATAAAGATGAAGGCTCGGCAATGAATGGAATTGCTGATAATGTTTTCTATAAGACAGCCACAAAACAAGCTGGTAGTTGGTGGAAAGAGCTTTGGAGTATGGCCAATGATAGTGCAGAATCAGGGTCATCTGGTGCAAAAGGTGATGATTATGCATTTAAAAGCAAGGCAAAAGATAGTGGAGTAGACCCTTGGGGTTACTTCTATCGTGAATGTGTATCTTTCGTAGCTAGTCGACTGAAAAATATGGGTGTTAGTGCAAATCTATTCAGTCACTTAGGTAATGGTGCTGATTGGGTAAATGCTAAGGTACCTCATTCAAATAAGCCTAAAGTTGGTGATGTCGCTGTATATGCAAGCGGTTCAGAGTTTGGCAACCACGCCGCTATGGTTACAGGTGTTCAAGGTGATAAAATTTCTGGTGAAGAATATAACTGGGATGGCGATGGAAAGTATCATACCTATAAGGGTAGAAATGCTTCTGGCGCAACAACTTTCTTAGACTTTGGAAGAAGTTCTACGGTTTCAGATGCTAAAGGTCCTGGTTCTAATACTGCACTACAAAAACTGATTAAAAGTCAAGTTGGGGGAATGTTTAGTTGGATTAAAAAATTCATTAGTCCATTAAATGACACAAGCTCTGGCGCTGACAATGATGTACAATCGTGGTCTGGAGACGTTAAAAAAGCATTGAGTAAGCTAGGATTAAGTACCTCAGGCTCAATGGTATCTAAGGTATTAAAGCAGATTCAAACTGAATCAGGCGGAAATGCCAGAGCCAGAGGTGGTAATGATGGCTTAGCTGATGGTAATGCCACAGGTTTGATTGAGGGTAAGCCTGGTACATTTAGGGCATATGCAGTAGACGGTCATAATAACATCATGAATGGCTATGACAATATTCTAGCTGGTTTGAATTACGCTAAGCATCGTTATGGTAGTGATTTATCATTCCTTG